GTCATCAATCTGCATGTTATAATCACGCTCAGATTCTTGACGGTCAATTAAACGTAGTTTATCTTCAACATTTTTACGGAATAAATCCATTTCATCTTGAAGATTTTTCATGATTTTCTCATGTCTTTCATTTTCACGCTTAATTTCATCGTCAAGCATCTTAATATGTTCATCTCTGCGTTCTTGGATATATTCCTTATAGGCATTAATGACATTATCAGCAATGTTTTTAAGTTGAGATTTATTAGCTTCTTCTATTTGTTTTGTGTAATCCTTAATGGAGAGGGTAGCATTCAGGTAAGCCAAATGTTCATCTTCTAATAGCTTTTTCACTTCTTTGATACGTTCAGCAGTAATATCACGTTGCTTTAATTCTTCCATCAAGGCATCTCTTGTTACTAAATGCTGTTGAGCTTTTTTTTCAAATTGTTCTAGTATAATTTTAGTGTATTTAACATAATCAGCAGAACCCTCATCAAACATTTTACGAATCAATTCAGCTCGATTTATTTCGGATTCTATAGCATTTATTTTCTCATCTGATTGGGTTTTGATATTGATTAAAATATCAAAATCACTATCTTGAATATCTACTTGTAACTCTTTAATACCAATCGTTAGCTCTTCAATTCGTTTTTTTGCAGATTGTAAAGCATCGCCAAAAAGTTTGTTTCCATTTACCAAACTTTTTAATTGAGTTAGTTCATAAAGATTGGCATTTTGTTTTTCCTTCATCGCATTACTGATATTCACAAGAGTTTTTACATATCTTGCAGAAGATGTATCTAATTCTTCAATTTTCGCTTTTTCATAGGCAATAACATTATCCTGTATTTGACGTTGTTCTTCATACTTTGACATGTAGGATTCAACTTTTTTAGTACCTACGTCCCAAATGGTAAAATCTATCTCACTATTGACATTGTTCAGTTCATGTAGACGTTGCGTATACTCATCAATGACCTTTTTTGAGGCAGTACCACTCTTAATAACGCCTTCAAGATAAGCAATTTCATTTTGGTTAATTTTCTTTTTATCATTTAAAGCAGCTGTTTGTTTGTCTAATTCTTTACGATAGGATTCTGATGTAACAGTGAGCTTCCTTAATCTGTTATCACTAGTTTCCAATAAGTTATCAATCGTTGTCTTTTTGTTTTCAAAAGAGGAAAGATAGCTATCTATAATGCCGCGCTCAAGATCTTCTACTAAATCTTTTTGGTTTAAAATTTGTTGCTGTAAACTTACTAATTCAGATCTAGTTTGATCAATAGCTTGTTGTGTCGTGTCAACTGCAGATGATGTAGATGATGTGGCTCCATTTTTTGCATCAGTATAGTAACTTGTTGGATCTACGCGTTGTCCGTTAGCATTCTTCACTTCGTAATGTAAATGTGGACCTGTCACTCTACCAGAAGCACCAATATTACCTATTTGCGTCCCCGCATCAACGTAATCACCAATTTTAGCTATAGCTTTATCTAGATGGGCATAAAGATGTTTGAAATTGTTTGCATCTTGTACAACAACGATATTTCCATAAGAGCCGTCATAGCCATTTTTAATAGCATCACCACTAGCTATTATTTTGCCTGCAACATTCGCATCTAAGCGAGTTCCTTTAGACCCTGAAATATCCATGCCTAAATGATTATCCGATTTGCCGGAAATCGGGTCTTTACGCCCTCCGTATGCGCTAGTAATTTTGCCAGTCCAACCGTTTAGATTAGTAGATGGAGAAGAAGAGGTGGACTTGCTTGTAATATTACCTGTTTGCTGAATTTTTCCTGAGGCAATCTGATTTTTTAAAGAAGCCTCTTGCTGTTGCATCACACTAAGTTTTTCTTTTTCAAACTGAATTTGAGTTTCTAAAGCTCTTCGATACTCACTAGAATGTTCAGGAAGCTTAGACAGCAATTTTTGTTGTTTTTCAATTCCGAGATTTAACTCTTCTAGTTTTTGTTTGTATTTATCGGTTATGTATATTGATTGCGTTGTTGATTTATTAGCATTATTGTTTGCTTTTTGGGAATAGTCTTTAGCATCAATAAATTTATCAATTGAAGATATATTACTATCTAATTGTTTTTGATAGCTATTCAACTCATTTGTTAAATCTTCAACTTTAATATCATTAGCAGCTTTGACCATTGAAGCTCGCATTGCTGCAAGGCCTTCAGCATCAGTCATTTTGGCGCCTTTATTTTGATTGTCGATAAATTGTTGTAAATACAAATTCGATGTTAAGAGAGCTTGGATTTCACTTTTCTTAATTTCAATTCTATCTTTTGTGGCTTTAGCAGCATCCACTGTCATTTGTTGCTCAGTAGTTAATTTACCTTCTCGTGCTAACTTATAAGCTTTTAATAATGTTTCATTTGCGTGGTTTTCAGCTTGAATGGCATTAATCTTTTCCTCACTTAACTTGATTGCTTTACCGTCTTGGTCAAGTAGTATTGGATAAAGAGTATTTAAACTATTTAAAACTAAATCTCGAGAATTCAAAGTATCTACAAGATATTGTTCTTCAGCAGTTAATTTGCTTTTTTGATTTAGATTTCGAATCTCTTCTTCAGTAAATCCATTTAATCGATTTGTTAACATTTCATAATTAAATAAAAGATCAGAAGTATCATTTACTCTTTTCTGTGAAACTCCTGCTAGCTTTTCGTGAGTAGTCGTAAGATTCTCAACTTCATTTTTGTAGCCTTCTACTTTTGCTTTTGCTTCAGCAAATGTTAAATTGTTAACCTTCATTTCAACAGATAAATCTTTTTGTTTTTGAGTAGTATCTTCGTAATGTTGCTTTAAAGAACCCATAATACTACTTACTTCTTTTTCACTTAAACCAAGCTTGGACAAATCAGTAGAAATACTGTTCATATTATCTTTAGTTTTATTTGCCATGGATTCAAAAGTTTCAGAAGTAGCATTCTCCATATTCTGGAACGAACCTACTATTTCATTGATAACGGAACTGGCGTTTTCATTTGAAAATAATGATGTTAAAGAATCCTGTAAATTGTCTAGGTCGTTTACATCGGCGGAAGCAATTAGCTGGGCAGCAAAACCTTCTGCATTGTTTTTAACACTATCCGTTAATCTATTATTCTCGTTGATAACATCAGCCATATTAGTAATATAGTCATTCTTTTGCGCTAATATTTCTCGTTTTAATTCTGCATCAGATTTGATAATAATATCTATTTGACCTTTTGCGATAGTACTTAATTCTTTATAATAATTTACTAGAGTTGTGTTACCATCTTTTTCAGCTTTTGATTGTAAATTATCTATTTCTTTAATTTTCTTTTCAAAATCTTCAGCAGATTTAAGGAGAGGTTTAAAATTATCATCATAAAATTTAACCTCCCCTACAATGAAGGAGCTGTTTGCTTGATGGCTAAGAATTCTTGCAGCTGAATCTATGTTTGAATTGTGTGAGTCCTCAAGGTCAGAAATTGACTTTTTCCGAGTATCAATATCATCATTTCGCTTGTCTTGGGCTGCTATATTAGCAATTTCTGTTTCAATAGTTTGCTGTTCTTTAAGGAGTCCAATTTTCACTCTCAAAGCATCAGCTGAACCAATAATCTTATTCCCGAATTCGTCTTCTTGAGCGACGATGTTAGGTAGTATCTCACCAAGTCTATTAGAAATTTCTTGATATTCCGTCATAACAGAAGGGTCTGTATTTCCTAGCGCCATAGCATTTTCTAGTTGTGAATATTTTTCTAGCTGACTGTCAATTTCACTGGCATTCGAAGTATAAGATTTCAATATTTCTTGTTCTTCAGTTTTTAGTTCTTCTATCTTTTGTTTGGTTTTCTCTCTGTCTTCAATTATTTTATCGATAACAAAACCACCAACACTTAAACCGATTCCAACTAAATTGAATCCGAGTAATGCTCTACCACCAATGGCTGTACCAGTGCCTAAAATATCTTGGCCAAGTGTTTTAAATGTAGAGGCGAGGCCAATACCATTCATAATGGAAGAGGCGAATGATGTAGAACTTTGAGCTGCTTCAGCCGTATTTTTCCCAAATGTCACTATACTTTGGTTCATCTTGTCAATTTGGTTTGAAATATCGGAAATGCCAGCTATATTTAAGCCTTCACCAAGTTGGATGTTGGTTAGTTGGGTATTTAAATCGGTAATTTGAGAAGCTAATTGTTCGAAGTTGGTAGTATTTGCATAGGCTTTTTGGAGTTCGTAGATATTATATAAATTAGATTCTAAAGCTTGCAAATTTTGCTGCGTTTCTTGGATTCCATAGAGTTTAAAGTGATTTGTAGTGATTGTTTCCATTTCAACTTTCAATTGAGACACTAAATTATTTAGAGATTGGAGATCGCCAGTAGGAATTCTGGCCAACTGTTTATAAGCGTCTTTAACATTTATGTTTAAATCATCAAACGTTTCATTAAGAGTATCTATAGATTTTAAAGAATCAGTAATTTGCTGCTTGAAATCTTTGAAAATGGAAAGGGGAGCGGATGATTCAGTTCCCACATTTTGCAGTTTCACATTAAAAGCTTCTAATTGTTGTTCTAAAGCTTTTATTTGTTTTCCATATTCATTAAATATTTGAGCATTTGGTCCTTTAACGTCTAAATTAATAGTTAGATTGGGGATGTTTTTTAATTTTTTTAAGTATGTAGATATATTTTGTTTCGAGATTTTGTCGTTGATTCCTAGAGCGACTAGAAGCTCTGTTGGTTTTTTTTGTTCACCACCAGTACTCAATCAATTTTCCCTCCTCATTAAATCAAATGAAAAATCAGCTACTAAGTTATTTAAGAGGGTAGCAGATTTTAATTTGTTTATTTATTTTTTATATGACAATAAATTTCCTAAAATATTCAAATACCCTCCCAATAAGGTAGGGGAGTAGTTCAAAATTCTAATTTTCTTTTAGCATGATATATTGAAATTAACAGGTTGTCATTTATGATTGAATTCTTCTTCTAACGTTAAGTATTTAATACTTAAATTCAGTCGTTTATTAATTTCATCTAAAACATTAGAAATTTCTTGGATTGTGAACATTTTCAGTAGGAACATCTCATACCAACCAATATCAACTAGTTCATTCATAGTAGAAAAATGAAGTTCAACTGATTTATCTTTTAATTCAGCCTGTAAGTCGGTGAAATGTTTAATAATTAAAAATAAAATATAATTATTTAATTCATCATCATTGTTGAAAAAATCTAGCTTTTGCTGCTCTACATAGGACATCGTATTGGATAAATCATTGATTAAAATAGTTATTTTACGCTTACTAAATTTAGGGTAGTAATAAATAAATTTCCCTTGGTCTTTATCAATGAAAAATTTTTGCTTTTTATTTAATTCTTCAGCATTCTTATGTATATCTGTCAAAGTTAATTTCGTCTCACGTTTTGTCATAGTACACTCCTTTACTGATTTAAAAGTGAAAAGGGTAGAAAAAATCCTACCCTTTTTAAATTAATTTATACGATATCTACAATAATTTTTTCGCTGTAAGTACCATCTGTTACTTCAATAATTGTTTGATCATTGACTTTTGGAGAAGATCCTAAAGTAACGACTCCATCTGCATTGACAGTTGCAACGGATGGAGACTTAGATGTCCAAGTTAAATCTTTGTTTTGTAGCAACACATTGCTATAGCCTGCCCCACGAATACCTAACACTGAAATTAGTTGTGAGTCTCCAGCGACTGTAGAATCAAGAACTACATGAGATGGATTGGCAGCAAGTGCAGTAAATTGTACTTTTTCCTCAGATAAATTACGCAATTTAATATAAGCATAATTACCTTTTTTATCGGCAAGTGAACTACCGGCTAGGGAAGAAGAAGCTACACCTTCATGTGTCATAGAAATTTCTACAGCACCATTCGGTTTGAAGTTGGGTACTTCAATAATTACTTCCCCAGTTTTTCCATTATTAGATCGAATATCTACGTTTAATTCCATACGAACCGCTTTAGGGAATGAGTCAGCTGAAATTTCAATTGTATCCATCATTTCCTGAACGGCGTAGATAACCTGGATCTCTTTACCAGCTAATGCAGGGACACTAATTTCCTTACCAGTTGGCGTATATTGTGTGAACGTACCGTTTAGCTGCTCCACATGTACCTTACCTAGAGGAGTTTCAGCTAATGTACCTTTACCAGTAGCATCAAGTAAAATAATTTCATCTGTATAGTATTCAGCTAATTGATGATTGATTTCTGTACCATTTTGTAAAGCAATATATGCAGTATCAAAAGCAGCATCTTCAATAGAGAATGTTAATTCCTTTTGGTAGTTTAGCTCGTACACCTTTTTAGAGCCTTTACCAGCATGAATTGCCTGTGTTTGAATAGCTTGAGTCATAGATGAGTTAAGTAATGTTTTACCATTTAAAATTAATTCATCCGTTAAACGGTCAAATAAACGAACATTTGCTACTGAAGTTAAAAATTGATTTTGTTGTGACATATAAATTACCATCCTTTTAGTTATAATTTTTATTTAACTAGGTTCAAGACCTAGTTTTTTCATTTGTTGATCAAATGCTGATTTTGTAATAATGACATCTTCGTTTTTCTTTGGTTCGTCAATAAAGCCTAACCAATGGGGGAGATCTTGGTCATTTTTAAATTCAATCATCCCAGAGTAGCGTGCGTTAAGAATGGCATCGCTACTTACCATATAGTCCATGCGTGATAATCCTTTATGGAATTGGTATAAAGTTAAATGTTCAATTTCATGGTAGGGTAAACCAGATTTACAATGATAGGCAATTATTTGTTGCTCTAAATCTGCTTGTCTAGTTTTTCTTTTCGCCATAAATGCACGTGCTTCTTGTATGGCTTTTTTTGTACCAGGATCAATAAAATCATCATCTAAGTCAATAAGATTTTGTTCACTAATAATGGTCTTGACTTTATCGAAATCTCGCTCATACAAAGTAATACCATCGATCTTCATAAAAACAATGCCTTTTTCATTCATCGAAATTTGAATATCCTCGGTTTTAAAAACTAAACGGTATAATGAAATTAATTTCTCTACTATTTCATGCCCACCATCGTTTTGTGAAACGGAAATTAAAAAGAGTAAGTAGGACATTCTAATTATTTCTGGTTGTTGAAAATCGTTCTTAGGTAAAAGTAAACACTGCACAGCATCATAAAATTCATCTACATCCTTCATCTTTACAGGATAAATATTCAAACCTTTATAATTAAGAGGTTTTCCAAAAGCCTTTTTGGTGGTGATGTTCATGATCTATAACCTGTAGGTTGTTGTCCTGAGGGCATAATGTAACTCCAGCGATAACCAACAAAACCTTTTGGTAAATTGGTGATGGGGAGTCCACTATGGAATCTTAAATCCCCAAATTCTTCAATATCCTCTTGAAACAACACCTCATTTAGCACTTCACCAAGCCAATCAATACGAAAATCAATATTATTGACAGAATCAGGTGTATAAATATCAAAAATATATTGCTGAGTGCTTGAGTAGGGATTATCCGTAAATTGATTGATGTTTTTAAGATAATTTTTTTGGGGCAACCGAGGTCCTGTATATAAACAAATTCTACAAAAGTTTGTTTCTAGCGATAAATCACTAGGTTTATCACCAATAACGATTAAATTTTTAAGTATATGTTCTTTCTCAGGTAATTGAGAGACATCCAATTTTGATTCGTCTAGTGGATCATCGAATTGATCTTTTGGTATGTAGTACAGCAAACGTAGAAGCTTTTCATTATTTATTAATGAGTGATAAAATTCAGTTATGTTTTTTACAATGTTCATTCTCCTTTATCGCCTCCTAAAGAAGAGTGTAATTTTGAAGGTTTCATCATTAAAAATACTTCACATTCATTTATACATACAATAGACATCACCTTCTTTCATTTATTTATAAGGATTCATACTAGCTTATTTAAACTGTGTGTATTAAAAGTCTAAGCAACTTAATGATGAAGATGAAACCTTCATGATAGGTCTGTATAAGGAAGAAATACAGACCTACTAGAAAATTTCATTTTTAATATGTATTTTAAATTAATTCGCTTATTGAACGGACTCTTCATCTAAATCCTCAATGCCAAGTGCAAGAGCTTCAAAATATGAGGTATTTGAAAATGTATTATGTCTGTTAGATCCTTTTTTTATTTCTTTCTGTTTATAATGGGAGAGTACGTAATTATCTTGTAATTGATGCGGTGTACTTTGATTTTTAAGTAATTTTGCTAATTCTCTCCGCCTTTTATTTCGCTTTTTAGCTTCCTTAATATATTTTAAATTTTCTTCTTCTAATAAAAGCTCTTCTCTAGTAAAATATCCTTTGGTCATATAATACCCAAGCATATCCAATAAAACGATCGTATGATGAGCTTGTGAGGTAATATTTAAATATATTTCTAAAGAGATCTCTTCGCCTCCATAAACGATTTTCTCATTTTCTAATATTGATTGTATGTATTGAACTCGCTCTTCTATTGGAAGCTCTAGATTTAATTCAATTATCGTTTGTGGTAATTGTATTTTCATATTAATTCTCCTTCTACTTATTAGGGTGACTAGTGTAGGTTATAATCCAAGTTTTTCGCCCAAACGTATGATGTATTTATTTTTTACATTTTTTACATTGGGAATGGAACAAATCTCTACTGCTGCTATTCAAACTAAAAAATTCATCTGTAGCAGGAAGGATATCATGACATTTACTACATTTTTTTGTTTTTAATCTTAATTTATTAATATAAGTTACTTTTCTCCATTGTCTATCATTCTCTTGTTTAATTTTTAGACAGATTGTATTAAATCTACTTCCAACAGTTTTAACGGGAATTCCTAAGATTTTCGCGATGGTATAATAGGAGTAGTCTTTTGTAATATAAGATAGTAGCTTAATTTGTTCTTCATTCAATGATTTTTTAATTAATTTATCTAAATCCGCAAATAAACTGATGACATCTGTGTTCATTTTTAAAGAATTTGTTGCACAAGCACCTTGATTAAAATTTGTATCATCAATCGATCCTCTAAAAGTTAACAGCTCTTTAATAACTGTTATATCAGATAATACTAACTGATTATATTTCGTATCCTTACTTGTTTGAAAAGCCATGCCATATCCATCCCCTTTTGTTTTTCCATATTTATGCTTTTATATTATAATCCTATTATAAAATAAATCAATATTTTAAATTAATTAATTTATTGAAAGAAATTTTATAAGAGCTGGTTTTTGATAATTTAATTGGATTAATTAATTTAAAAATATTATAATGAAAATTATCATGGATTACTATTAAAGTAAATCCATGTAATAGGAATAAAGAGGAGGAAAGAGTATTGAAGGTTGGTAAAACTAAAGAATTATTAATAGAAGAGATTAAAACAAAAATTCCTTTGTTAGTTCAAAACGATTTAAAATTGGATGAAATTTCTGCACAACTACATAAACATCATATAAGCATTGGTAATATTCTTGAATTAATTAATGACGAGAGTAGGCTATATGAAGCAAACTTACAGGAACTTTTACTACTAGGGGAACAGCTTCATTTAAAATTTAATGATACTGATGATGATTGGTTAGTGAAATGGCTAAATACATCAGAGGTCAAAGAGCTGAGGTTGTACATAAAGGAATCACCGTATGAAGAAACTATTACATTGCCATATACTTTCGAGAATACTCTTAAAACTGGTCACAATGAGTATGTGTCTGTAATCCCTAATTCAATGATTGGTAAGCTTTGGATGAGTGGTATTACTATGTATAATCCAAATATTCAAAGGCAGGCAAAAAAGAAAAAGATTAAAAATGGAATTATAGAGGTTATGAATTTAAATCCAAAATCTTTACGAGATATTGAAAAACAAGCGCTGGAAGGAGATTTAATAACCTCTACTTTGCGCTATAATGCTAAAGTCGGTTCTGGAGAAAATGGAATTGAATTTATTTATGACGATCGTGATAAATCCCTTACCTTATTGGAAGGATCGTCATTAGATGTTTTAGATGGCGCACATCGAACTTTTTCTATTTATAATGCCTATATGAAAAAAGTTGATTTAGAGGGTGCTATGGTAGTTATTTTTTCTAATATGACGGAAGCCCAATGTAAACGAGTTCAGGTAGATATGGCTAAAGCAAATCCAATACCAAAACCTCGATTACAAGAATTAGCTAAAGATAAATTATCTGATGAGGTTGTCATCGAATTAAAAGCTGAGGGAGAGTTAAAAGGGAGAATTACATCGAACTCCAATGTTAAATATTCATATGGTGAAGTAGTAACTTTTTCTGAATTATCAAATGCGATCGATAATAGTTTTTCGATAGAAAGTCGTCTCGAAGTTATTAATATAGCTAAAATCATCAACGAATATATGATGTACCTCTTTGCTCACCATAAGGCAAACTTAATGGATAAACATTCATTAATGTTTAAGAGTAGAATGTTTATAGGACACATAGAATTGGCTGCTAGAATGTATGAGCATAGTATCCCATTTGAGAATTTAAAAAAGGTCTTAGAGCAAATAGATTTCTCAATTAATAATACCTTATGGGAGGAAATCGGAATTCTTAAATATGGTAATATAAGCTCTCGTAATAGAATGAAAATCCAAAAAATATTTCAACAATTAATTTTAGAATGAGGTGTAAAGGTGCTTAAAGAAAATGTATTAAATAAAGATATTAAGGAATGGTATCTAAAATCATTAGATATACAAGATAACAGTCTTACTACTTATTTATCGCTATTTAATAAGGCAACATTACTAGAAAATCAAAAAAACAAAGACATATTTAACATGAATAAAGTAGAGTTGGAAGAGTTGTTTTATAGTTTAAAGTCGCCTAGTCCCCAATCCATCAGTGCATCTATCGGTTTTATTGGGAGATATATAGATTGGGCTATAATGAACGGCTACACTGATAATCGATCACAGAGACTACCAAGTATTATTGATATGGAATACTGTAGTAGATTTATCTATAAAGCATCCATTGTACGTTATACAAGAGAACAATTATTAACATATATGCAGTTATTTGAAGATCAAAGACATGCAGTATTTCTACTTTGTTTATTTGAAGGAATAAAAGGTGAGGGCTATAGCGAGATTCTGAATTTAAAGATGGAAGATTTAAAAGATGATAACGGTGTCTTCCTAGCAAAATTGACGAATAATAAGGGCTATAATCGAATCATTGAAATAACCGAAGAATTATATTGGCGGTTAGACAGACTGGATAAAATATCTTCAACAAGTTTACAGCCTAAGCAAGGCCAAAAATATTTTTCGGATAGCACTTATATTTTTAAGAAAGCAAATGCAAAAGGAGAAGATCTTCAGCTTAGGGCATCATTTGGAAATAGAGCTTTGGATTTAGCAAAATCAATTTTTGACAACAGTAATTTGATAGCTAGTACAATTCAAGTTTCAGGGATGATGTGGTATATATGGGAGTTACTGAAACATAATGAAGAAAAGGTACTTAATAAAGAAATTTTAGAGAAAGTTGCTAGTAAATATGATACTGGATATGTAAATAAAGATAGCAAGTATGTTAGTTATTCTATCCTCCAGCATAAACTAGATTTTGATTTTATAAAAACAAATTATGGTTTTATCAATATGGGATTATAGAACTGGTGTATACCAGTTTTTTTATTTGGGGAAAAATACTAAAAGATTTAAATTTGTAAATATTCTCTAGTAAATCGCTTGAAAACGAACGTCTGTTCGTGTTAATATAAAGACAATATAATTGGATTAATCTTCGAAATAAGGAGAGATTTAAATGAATGATAAGGAGACAACAGCAATATTGGAGCTTGTTATTTATAAAGATAGTGATATTTCTTTAGAGTTAATGAATAATTTCTATGGTAGTATTTCCAATGTAATTTTAAATGACGAAGGAGGAAATGCTTTAACATGTGAATGTATGGATAGCTCACTTTCTAGTTTAATTCTTATGGATAAATGGAATGATGATGAGGTGGAGCTTATTAAGGGAATGGGTGATACAAAATTTATCTATAAAAAATCGCAGGAAATAGATATCCATTATGATAGTTTAGTGCAGTTAGATGATCATAAAGATAATATTTATTGTGTTGTAGAATTCCAAAATATTGTTTATTTATATAATGGGTATCAAAGAAAATCCATTATCGAAAATAATATTACCTGTCTGAAGAGTCTTAAAGATTATTTGAATCATAACTATCCAAAACACAAGATTTTAGAAAGAATGAATTAAGTTGGATCATAGCTATTAATAGATTGATTAATGAAAAAAAGAGGTGTTTTAATGGAGAAGTATTTAGTTAAAGAGTTTGCATCTGAGATAGTTGAACAATCGAGAGGGAGAATAAGCATGATAGATGCTGAAGCATTAGCGATTGTTTATATAGCAAAGATGAAATCTATCTATCCACCCTTTAGTTTAAGAAAAATCTTTCAAAAGTTTGTTAATGATCTTTAG